AGTATAACGCTCTAAATATCTTCTAACAGTATGTGCCCTATCCTCAACATCTCCAGGAAATACCTGGTCTACTGTCTTAGATAAGTTTGTTACTGGATAATCATCTGATGCTTCTGGCTCTTCTGCAGAGTTTTCAATAATATCTTCAAACTCAGGATACATCTGCATTGCTGCTTCATCTGTCATGTAGCTTGCCATAATAATATGAGCTGCATCTCTACAAAATTTATCTTTTGAGTTCGGGTCAATATATAAATCTAATGGATTTACTGCTTTTAACTTAACTTCCCCTTTGCCCATGTCAGCATCTGGGTCTTGATATACCATTAACGCACCCATACCGCCAACATAATAATCGTCAATAGCTTGTTTTAACTCTAAGTCTCCTTGACTAATATTCCAAATGTACTGAAATAAATCTGAAAATACCTTTGCTGTATCTCTATCACTATCTTCTCTACCCGTTGCTCTAAATTGTGGAGAGTTATATGTCAATAGAGCTTTTGCAGTTTCTACGATTGGATGTATACGATTAACAACAATAGGTGCTTGCCCTCGTTGTTCAAGTACTTCTTGCTGTTCTTGTGTCCATTGAGCACCTGCTCTAAATTCAATAGACTCTTGAAACTTTTGTGCCCATGGCTCTCTTGAGGAATTGTACTGAGTCCAGAGTTCTCTGGTTACTTGTACTTCAGGATGTGTTTCTCTTTCATCGATATTGCCAGTGTCATAATTAAATACTAATTTATTTTGACTTTCTGGCTTTCTGCTTTTGGCTTTTCTTTTTTTTATGTCCATGCTCAATCATTATGTAGTTTTTCGGTATCTCTATTTGTTCAATTTTATCTATTTCCGAAATGAAATCATCAAAACTCATACGATATTTTGCAAAATTTTTATCAGCCATTTCTAACTTTGAATTTATAAACAATTTTTTTTAATTGTCAAGAACTTTTTTACATTAATCTCCAGTCTACTTTAGACTTGAAAAAATTAAATTGTTCTTGTTGTTCTTGAGTAGTTTCATCGTGAGATGGTTTGTATGCATTTTTGTTTGCATAAAAAAATCCATCTAGCAAGTCATCGTGTTTACCACGGGGATACAATAGCAGTTCATCTTCAAAGGCCTGCATTGTTTTTTTCATAAATACTTTTTTATTTGCAAATAACGGTTGTAAGCTTTCTAGTCGAAATGATTTACTAGTTCTAGGATTTTCTTTTACTTCTAGTCCAGGAATAAATAATCCTAGCTCTTCTGACTTTTCTTTAATGTATTGACGTAGCATTTCTTGGTATCCAACAGACTCAATACGTGTTTTAGCACTATCGTATACTTTGAAGTTTTCTATAATAGCATCTGCTAATTGTAATGGGGTAGCTCTTTTCCTGTAATAAGGTAGACAAAAACGATTATTGTCTTTATCAACAGCAATATTGAATATGACACTATAGTCTGCTGTTTTTCTAGTACTGCTAGCAGGGTCGACACCAGTGAATACATTCACAGGTCGTCTCTCGTTTACTTCCTCACCATTAAGGTTCGTCAGAACGAGGGTCGACAACCCTGCCTGGTCTGTTTCGATATAGCCATCATAGAACTGAAAGTCCTCTGGTCTAAATAGATTATCTTCATCTCCTACAATTTGACACAAATACTCTCTATAAAATACAGATAATCGATTGATACTTTCTAATTCAGACTTCTTTTTCTTTAATTTGTCTATAGGCCATACCTCTTCCCACAACGCTTCTTCTTTATCGATGTCAGGTCTGTACTCTAAGTTTCTCCAGCCTTCCATACCTTTCAAAGTTTCTACAAGACATCGTTCGTGTTGTGGAGTTCCAATAACAGCAATCCTCCCCTTGATAGGGTCAAGGGAAGGTACACCCGACTGAAGCAGCCAACGAAGATTAAACTCCATTGCTTCTGCTGTTTTAGTGTTTACTTCGTCTTCTGGGTCATCTAAGATAATGAGCGTTGGTCGTTGATTCCCATGTTTAATACCACGAATTTGCTGTCCTGTACCTTTACAGATAACAATACTACCATCTTTCAATTCTATTTCGTTATTACTCCACTTTCGTGCATTCTGCATTCCCCAATATCCAAAAAAGTATCGAAACTCTTGTGAATAGTTTAGTACATCTTTAATTGTTCCCAGGAGCTTCGTAGCGTGCGACTGAGTTCGTGACACAAGTACGACAACCTTAACACCAGGGTCAAACATAAGATGGAACAAAGGAAAAACACCAGCAACAACGGAAGACTTAGCATGACCACGAGGTGCAATAATATTAATTTGTTTCTCTTCTTCCTTTAATAAGTGTTTTGTGATATCGTAATGAAACGATGGTGAGTCTTGACTAAACATATTCGGCATAATCATTCTACCGAACAGAATCATATCATTACGCATCTGTTGTAATATATGTTTTTTATCCATCTTGCTCAAAAACTACTCTGATTCCAAAATCTTTTGCTACCTCAATCAAGGTGGCTAGAAAGATATTAAGATTCTTCTTGTTTCCTGATATAGTTATCTTCTGTTTCACTTGGCAATTCCTGTGTTTTTGTTGCAGTTAATTTTTTTGTTTGCTTTTCAAAGTTTGCTTCTATCTGATGTGATAGGTCTAATTCTAGTGTATCTGTTTGTGTTTTAGCTTTTGGTTTCATATCAAGGTAATCTGATAGCTCTTTTGCTGCTTTAATCATATTACCAGGGTCTTCATTGACTTTTGCTACACCAATAGCATCTTTTATAGTATCTAACACATATCCTTCATCAATTCCACGCTCTGTAAGCACTTCTTTCATCTTATCCTTAATCATTTGCTTCATTCCCTTAGTTTTCAACAATCTTTTTACGGTCCAGGAGGGCTTTTTTTGGTCTGGCCTGTACATTTGCCCTAATTTTTCAAAATCTGGCGTTTTACCAGCAAATATGTACGTCATATACGCATCTAACACATCTTTGGACCTACGTTTTTGTAGTTCTAGCTCCATATTGCTCTTTGTAGACACCGAATTAAAGTTTTTTGACTCCCAATGTGGCTCAAACTCTAACTTACTAGTCTTAGTTACCCATTGTTTTCCATAAGGATAAGTCATTTCTATACCACTTGCATATGTTTTTACTGCAAGACATTGAGCTATATACCCATCATCGGATATTCCCCACTCACCTTCCTTGCAATCCTTCCAATGCTTGTATTTCAACTTAAACTCTTTCTTTGGAAAGACTTCATAGTCTACTTCTTGGTAGTTATTTATCTTTAGCTTTCTTGGTATCGTTATCATCTTTAGTAAATTTATCTTCTAAGTACTTTGTAAACTTATCACTTTCTCCTGTAAACTTTACATACTCGTTGAACATTCTATCTGCAGTCATTACCATATGGACTACCTCATCCAATCTCATGGATAGATTCATCAACACTCTAGCAATTTCTTTATTTGTTAACTTTTCTTTTGGTTTTTTCATTTTGTCCTCACCTTAGCTTATAAGCTTAAGCTTATATACTTAATCTTCTAATCTTTTACTTAGTCTTAATAAGTAACACTTAATCTTATAAAAGATTAAGTGTGTTAGTCTTAGTATATACTTAGTCTTAGTATATACTAAACAAATCCCTACATTAATTTTTTTCAACAACTGCAATACCCAACTCCATTTCATCTTGTACAGTAAAGATTTCAATCTGTGCCATAATCAAATCATACATATGAGTTGACTTATCAGGGTCTGCGTCACCAGCAACTACTGCTTTAATCCACTTTCCCTTATTTTTGTCGTATATTTCTATGACTTTCTTTTTCTGAGCCATCATATGATAAGTTAATCATAAACTGCTATTGAAGTCTATAAAAAAATTTTCTAAAAAAAATTGGGATTAGAATGCGTGTGGGAGCTATATATACTACCTACTCCCCCCTCATTTTGGTTGTGTATGTTCGTCTTCGTTGAAAATTTGTGTTCACAAATCCTGAGGGATTTGCTCACACGTTTATTCTTATATGCTCAGTCGTGCCTCCTTCGCCTTGTGTTCCGCTCCGCTCCACACAGCTTTATCTTATTCGCTTCGCTCATAAAGGACTCTATCTTTGTGATTTTATTTTTGTGTTGTGTAGGGTTGGTGTGAGTGAGTAGCATGTCAATCACATTGCAATGTGCTTCTATCCCATTGATAGACAGATTACATCACCTACATTATAAAATCCCTACTTATAAAGCATGTAGATAGCTTCTATCTTATTGCTTTATTTGTGTTGTGTTGTAGGTGTGAGGCCTTTTGTACGGCACACTTTATCAGCGGAGCATTAGCTTCCGATATTGGCGTGTCAGCTGGTAAGCACCTACAACCTATATTAATCTTACTCAACCTTAGGAGGTATAATCATGAGTATTAAATGTGTAATTAGAGTGCAGTATAAAGAAAATTATGGTGCACATTGTTGGGATGGCGAGGGCGAATGTCCTCAGGCTTGGAAGAATAAAGGCGGAGAAACTCTTGTTA